GTGGGCGTGGTGGTGTCGACGGCCAGCGTCGCGGAGATGGCCATGGTTAGAACGTCCTCGCCGTCACGGTGACGGTTCCGGCGGTGGCGATGGCTTGGGTGCCATCTGAGACAAACACAACTGCATCAACACTGACCGCGGCCGGCGACAAGTCGTTGGCCAGGCCGTTGGACAGGTCCGGGCCATAGATGACGTCCTGCCACTGAAACGTCTGGCTTCCGCTGGCCGGAACTTGCGTATTGCTGGCCGGAACGGTGGGGTTGCCGGAAGCACTCGCAATCTGGATGTTTGGCGTGGCCAGGATGCGGGGCTGGATGGCCTGAACGTTGACCGGGACAGTCCCGGGGTTGGTGACGGTGAGCAGCACCGCGAACGACTGCCCGGCCTTCACTGAGATGGTATTGGCCCCACCGTTACCCGGAAATGTCACCGCTGCGGTTGCCATTAACTACCCGACCCCACGCCCAGAACCATCTGCACAGCCACCAAGTCCCCGGATGCGAGCTCGACGGCCGCACTCGTGGTTGGATTGAGAAACTGCATGGTGAGGAACGGGCCCGGGGACGCGGCTAGAACTTGTGCGCTTCCGGCACCTCCGCCGGCCAAGCCGTTCTCCGGGTTGGTGACGGTAAAGGTGGTGGTGGTGGGCACCGAGGTGATGAGATACACGCCGTTGTAGGCCGACAGTCCAGCGACAACTGGGCCGGCGATGCTGATGCCGGTGAGCTGCACCAGCTGTCCGGTGAGGAAGCCGTGCGGGGCCGTTGTCGTGATGGTGGCAACGTTCCCGGATTCGACCGCGCCGGTGGGCGAGGCCGCGACCGTGAAGACAGAGCTGGCCGCCCCCGTGGCCACAACGCTGACGGGCTGCCGGACGGTGGACTCGGGATATGGCCAGATAACGTTTGGGTAGACGGCCGTGCCCAACACCTTGAAACTGACTTGGCCCTGGAGAAAGCGGGTATGGGATTGCTGCAGGTTGATTTGATACTGGCCCACAGCATTGCGGACCAGCGACTTCACCCCCCTGGCGCCGGCTTGCGTCCCGTATACGTTCGCGGCGCCGGGGAGTGGAGCTGCCGTGTAGATTCCGCGCTTGTAGTCGTACTGTAGGAGCGTCGGGGCGCCGGTGGCTCCGACACTGAAGGCAAGGAAGAGCTCTGCCTTCAGCGGCTCGAGGTGGACTGCTTCGTAACTCCAGCGTCTGTCGCCCATTGCGGCCCCTTACTGCGGCATCTGGATGACTAGTTGATTGCGCGGCACCGAGGTGGCCATCGTCAGGTAGGCCCGGAGCATAAACTGCGCGTAGTCTTGGCCTGGCACCCGGATGAACTGGTGCTGGTCATCCTCGAACTCGGCCACGTGCGGCGCCTGACCAGCCGAAAGCAGCGTCCAGGTCCGCATGTCGAGACAGTGCGCGATGCCCTGCTGTTGCGATTTGTCCGCGTAGCACCGCACCGAGCTGCCCCCGGCGATAATCCGGAAGCTGGGGAAGCTGATGACAGCATCCTTGTCCTCGTTGTGCTCGTCGTAGAAGATTTTCGCCGTCTCGCTCTTTCCCAAGCCCGCCCAGGTGACGTGGTTTAAGAAGGACTCATTCGGAAAGCCGCCCGCGCGATTGACGAGGGCGAGTCCATCGATGAATCCCTCGGCGATGTTCTGGCCCTGGGCGTTGTACCGGCTACCGGCGAGACGAGTGGGGTCCACGGACCTGTCGACGGAGTTAAAGCTATCGCCGGCCGTTGGTGCAACGGTGGGGACCCACGCGTCCAGACCTGGGAACTTGTTATTTCTGTCCCCCTGAACGGTAAGAAAGTCCGCGCTGGCCCATGCCGTAGGTGTCGCCGCTGCGCCTCCAAATGCGGTCGCCACCGTGATTGTGCCGGCCGACTCGTCGCGCTTGACTACGAAACCATTCGCGGCCCGTGCGGCGCCGGTTTTGGTTGTAGCCGCCTCGAGGACGTCGTTGATTTCGAAGTTGACCACATCGCCTGGGTTCTGAAGCGTTAGCACGCCCGTGCTCGGCGCGATTGTCGTCGAAATCTGTCCGATGACACCGGAGCCGTCGCGATAACAAGCGCTGGCGATGGACTGGCTCACCTTGAGCCAAGCCGAGTCTACAATCGGCACAGCGTCGGTTAAGAATGCACCCTGGTTATTAGCAGCCAGTTTCAGCGTTCGGCCATCGATGTAGGCGAAGTCGTAGTCTGTCTTGATGGCCATCTGAAACGCCGTGCCCTGTAGCGTCTGGGCGTTCTGCGCAGCGATGGCCGCGTTGGCGGACCGGCCTGCCACCGGCGCGTACCGGACCGGGATGGGGACGATTTTACCGGTTATTTTGTCGTCCTTGTTGATGCGATGAAACAGAACGTGCGCGTCCTGCCCATACATCAAGTCCGCCGTAATCTGGAGGTCCGACTCGTAGTATTCCTTGAGCAGGAATGCCGCATCGGAAACTGAAAATGATAGACCCATGAAACTCCCACCGCTGACTCGGGGCCAGCGTCAAGGTGTTGTCTGGGCGGGTTTAGACTATGACTCGGCGGCCTTCTTGGCCCTGAAGCTCTCGACTGCTTTCTCAATCCGCTCGGTTTGCGTCATCTGCTTCTTTTCCGGGCGGGAGCCTCCTGCTTCCGGCGTCATGTCATTGCTTACGGTCCGCACCTGACCGGGAGTTTCACTCTTTGCGTTCTGCGGGGTGGCTTTTGCAGCCTTTGCTCTTTGCCTTTCGGGCCACTTCTTGCTTTTGTCTACAAACTGCTCAATCGCCTCAACCGCGGCCTCTTCCAACATGTCCGCGGCCTCTTTTGGCGTCAGTAATTTGCCGTCTCGCGCGTAGATGCCCCGAATGAGTCCATACACCGTGTCATTCAGGCCGAGCGTGTTGATAGCCTCATACTGCTCGCCGTTCGCCCGTAAAAACTCGCTTACGTCGGAGCGGAACTGCTGGGCCACTCCGCGGGCCTCATCCCTTAGACGCGCTGCCTCCGCATTTCTTCCTTGCTCCCTCTCTGTGGCCAGTCCGTCCTTGAGGTTTTCGATCTCGCCGGTGAGCGCCTGAATCTTCTGGTCTGGCGTCGCCTCTTTGCCCAGGACTTGGTTGGTCCACGCGGCATAGTCTAGGCCCAGCTCACGGGCCACCGAGTCCGGGTCGCCCCTGGCCCTGGCCTTGAGGGATTCGAAGTACTGGCCTTGGCGCGTTGTCGCTTCCTGCTGGCGCCGCAGCTCCTCTTGCTCTGCCCGGAACGCGCGGCGCTCGGCCTGGAGCTTGGCCTCGGCCTTGGCCAGATTGATGTAATCCTTGCGACTGCCCGGCTCTGACTCGGCAGGTTTCGCGATTTCGCCGGGCTTGACTTCGGCGGAGGGGGCTGCAGCCGCAGCAGCTGCGGCCTTCTCGGCCGTTTTCTCGGCCAGGGCCTCGCCCGCGGGCGTATTCGGCACCGCAGCCGGGGCCGGCGAGCCGGACTTCTTTGCTTCAATTTTGGCCACGGCCGTTGCAACTCGGCTCTCAAGCGGGGGCAGGTTGGGACGGACAACAGCAGTTGGGTCAGGCATACGAATCTCCTACGCGGCGGCTTGTACTCCAGGTTGATTCGGAATCAGGGGCGAAACGGGCGGTGGCGCGGGTGCGGCCTGGGGCGTGATGCCGGGACCGCCTGGGGCCATCATCGGGGGTTGGGCTGAGGCCTTGAGCTGGCTGACCTCTTCCATGAATTGTCGCAAGTCGTCGAGCTGCTCCTCGGGCAGGCCCTGGGCCTTGCCATAAGCGTAGAACTGGAGCGCGAGCGTCCCGGCGAGGTCCAGGTCCATGTACGGCTCGGGGCTGGTGTACTCGCCCTCATCGGTCATCTTCTCCAGCACCATCAGGAGCCACTCTTCTTGCGCGTCCTGGAGGTTTTCAATCCGTTCCAGGTCCGGGAAATTCATCAGCTGCCGGCCAGTGCGCGGGTCAATCCACCCGGCCTGAATCCACTCCTGGATTTGCTCCCAGCGCGCGGACGGCTCTTGAGACAAGGCTGAAATCGGGAAGCATTGCATCGTCGCGTCGGAATCGATGTCGAAACCATCGCCGAGGATGTCCTTCAAATCGATGGTCTCAAGCCACTTCTTGCCAACCTTGACCTCGTAGTGGCCCTTCTCCTCGTAGATTTGCTTCGCGACCGCGATGGCAATCTTCCCCAAATCCAGGAAGAAATCCTCATACTGCCGGCCCTTCTCCTGGAATCGGTCCGTCTCGATGAAGTCATAGCTGCGAATCGCGGTTCCGCTCTGGAGCCCGGGCGGTAACCGACTTGTCGCGGACAGCATCGAGAAGCCGGACTGGTCAAAGGCCCGCTCGATGAATTTATCAATGGTCTGCCACCACTCGGGCTGGATGGCCGGCGGCGTCACATAGGTGGGCGGCGTGTCCCCAGCATATGTCACCACCAGTCCGAGCTCGTTGGTGAGGTGCTCCTTGGATACTTTCGAGCCGTGCTTTAGGAAAATCTTGAATGTGCCCGCGAGGTGCAGCGTGCGCGAGACAATCATCAACATCCGGTTGACGTTGATTTGCAGATTCTCTAGCTGCTCGGCCAATGACTGGCCCCAGAAACCGAACTGGCGCTTGCTGTAGGGCAGGACCGCGAACGGGTAGAAGTCGAAGTCGTACGGCTCGAGGTTTGTGAGGTTGAACGTCTCGCACGTGAGAATGTGCTTACCGTCCTTGGCTTTGGGACCGGCCCGCAGATGCCAGGATTCGCGTATTTCGACCATCGGCGAGACGGTATTGTGGGTGGACGCGTCCGGAAACTTCACCGTGTCGGCCCGCTTTATTTCCTGCGCGTGGGCCGGAAACAGATGCGCGAGCTGGCCCTGGTCAACTAGGTGTACTCGGTGCCACTGCCGAGGCTTACCCCATACTGCCTGCACCTCGTCAATGACTATCTCGTTCGCCGGCACCAACTCAAGGGTCACCTTGCCATGACGCTCAAACACATAAACGAGTCCGTCATGGTGAACGGCCGCATTCTTCAGCGCCTGCACGCCCAGCGCGTACGCTTTGGTTTCGTTGAACAGGCCTTCAATGAATTTGTTCAATTTCTTGGCCTTGCGCACATCCTGGTACGTCCCGCCGCTGGTGAGGAAATAGGGCTTGGGCTTATTTTTTGCCCCCATCCGGGACACGAACGTGTCAACAACAGCCTGGATTAAGTTGAACGTCACCCGGTCCAGCGTCTGCTGGCCGTAGCTCTGCTTGTAGCGAATCTGGTTCGGTCCATAAGGCCCGTACAGGGGCAGGTTGCCGTACAGGCGCGAGGAATCAATCAGCTGCCGGATGCGGTGCCGCTGCTGGTGCTTCAACACCTGGAGCACACTCGAGATGGTTTTGGCTATCTCGTTGCCCTTGCAGTTCCACCAGTCCCGGCGCGTTGTCTGGGGGATGTTTCCCACGCCGCTGGAGCCGTAAATCGCCATGCGCTAGTGCTTCTCGGGCTCGTCTGGGCCTGGCTCCGGCTCTGGCGCGCTCCAGTACTTGGCTGCGTCGCGGGGAATGGCCGCGGCTTCGCCTATGGCGTCGAGTCCTTCCCCGGCTGGCGACAGCTCGATGGTAATGTCCAGGTCCCCGCGCTTGAAGTGGGACACGCGGAATTCCTGGAGCAGGGCCAGCATCGCGCGGAGCTCGTCGGGGTTCATTTCACGTCCCAGTCAATGGCCTCATACCCGCGCCGGTAAGCGTCCGACACCGTGAAGTACGGGTCCTGGCCCGATTGCCCGGAGCTCTTGCAGAACTGCTTCATGTCCTTGTCCCGCTGCAGCTTCTCCGCGCCTGTCCACTGGATATCTTTGTGCGTCGGGACGTGGCCGGATTTGTAGATTTCATTCGCCTCGTCGATGTTGCGGTTTATACGCTTGTCGTCCACGCCTCTTAGACGCCGGCGAGGCGCTAGGCTTCTCCGGTAAAGGCCCAGTCCTCATCGTCCATCCCCCGCGGTTGCACCCCGAGCTCATCCGCATTCCGGCGCAAGAGTCGGTCTAGGCCCTCATCCGCCATCGCAATCTGGGCCCGGGCCAGGGCCTGCTGGAACTCGAATGTGCCAATCCGCTTTGGAACTGGCGGCGCCTTGGTGGCGAGGTAGGTATAGGCCTTGCGCCAGCCGTAGAGCGTGGCGTCGCAACAGTGATTGGGCAAGCCCCGTTGCTCGCGCCGGATGCCGGTCAGGGCGAAGTGGCGCTCGTCAATAACCAGCTTCGCGTACTCCTCCTTGAGCGGCTTACATTCCGGCGACAGTTTGATGAGGCCCTGGGCGAAGTCGTCGTTCATCAACTCAATAAATTCGAACTTGTCCCGCTTATCGGCCGCCTCTAGGGCTAGCCCGTGGCGGGCGTTCATTTCGGCCACCGCCTGCTTGTTGGCCCCGTCCACCTGATAGCTCTCGATTTCATACTGGCGCTCATACCGGCGTATTTCCGCGCTGGTGGCGGTGATGTCCAAGCCGGTTTTCTTTCGGGACTCGAGCACGTACAAAGTCCGGCTATGGTCATGGTACGCGAGCAGGGTGAAGGCCGTCCCGTGCCAGCCTAGGTCCACGGCCAGGACATGGTGCCAGCCGCCGCTGGTGAATAGCGGGAGCTCGCCAGAGAAGTCATTGCGCATGGCCTGGTAGCGGTATACGCGCGCATCCTCTTCCACCACCCACTCGCGCATGTAGTTGCGACGAAACCAGTTCGACTTCTCGACGCCAGGCTTGCGCGCTTTCAGGTCAGCAATCTCGGCGGCCCACTCGTCGCAGATGCGCTTCCCGGTCGGGCCGATGACGGTATTCTTGTGCGTGTCCCAGGTGTGCAGACTCCAGCCCGACTCGAGGCCCTGCGTCACGTTGTAAAACAAACCCTTCGCGACGATGCCCGGCGTACCAGATAGAGCCACGCTTCCGCGCCAGTCTGTCACCGAAGGCTTGAACGTTTCATAAACGAGCGTCGACAAGTCCGCGTGGATGAAGCCTTGCGCCTCATCGATTTGAACCTTCCGGTACTTGCCCGCGAGCAGCTTCCGCCATTCGTCATGGGAGCTATCCGCGCCCCCGACGTAGATAATGGCCCCGTTCTGGAACGTGGCCGTGAGCTCGGTCTCGTTGAACTTCATCCCAAGCTCGTGCTTGCGCTCGATTGGCTTCAGCACGTCTTGCCAGAAGTCGCGCTTGGCCTGGGCCCG